AAGCTACCCTATATGGTTAGACTACGAGATAAAGACATGCCAAGCCAAGGACAAAGCCACACATTCCACTCAAGAATATGAAGTATCTTGAAGTGTTCAGTGATGACTCTAGGTCGTCTCTTTGATCAAGTAGATCATTAGATAGTTCGATCTGTTTTGTATTAGCTTTCAGTAACATATCGTATCCATCTTCCATTTCTTTCTTAACTCTTCGATATAGTTTGAGACGCATCTCTAGCTGATCTTTCTCATCCTGACACTCACGTATCGTTGTCTTTAGCTTATTACGCTCTCTCTGATATCCTATACACTGATCTTGTAACTTATCATAGTCATCTATCTTCACAAGAAGCTCAGACATTGTTCCAGTATAGTTAGAATATATCATAGCAACTATATGTGAAATGTCATGATCCAGCTTACCAAGCTCTTCCATGAACAATACCTCTACATCAGGAGGACGTGTCACATGATCGTGCTCATGCAATATTTCACATGCACGTTCCCATGCGCCACTTACTAATTTCATGAAACTCGTATTATTGATAAAACTCATAATAGTACCCCTTATGTTTAATCGAGTACTTCATGTACTCATAAAAAAGGGTAAACCCACCTGAGTGAGCCTACCCTATAACTTAGCTGTATGACGATTCCCTACCTTGTGCAAAGGCTTGTTGATCTATATCCTCAACATAGTCGAGTCTAGACTTAGCCTCACGATACACTTCCTTAGACAGGTTGATCGTTCTCTTAGCTTTAGTAGCTGTACGTACACTAACGTCATAGACACCAGTGCCTAATGCTAATACAGTTAATCCTAACGCTTTACTTACGTTTACTATTTTACTTAATCTATGCATGTAGTACCTCGTTTAGTTAATTAACATTACCATATTTAAGGGTGATTTCGTAAAAAACACTACCAAGGAATAGTACAGGCTCGTCTGAGTGCACACTCTCACCTGATCTATAGCTCGGTAATGATAAGACAAGTTACAACATCGGCGATGGATCTTTTCCGTGGCTACCTTAGGGACATGCTGTGCCTCACTCATTGGCACCGAATCCTACCACAACCATCTACAACCGATGTTGCTTAGCTTACGTTGGTCGCTAGAGCCTCTTCCATGAATAGGTTAAGCCCGATTACTAGTAAACACTTATCAGAGATAAGGGTAGCTACACGTATGGTCATAGACATAGCTCTTGATGCATGGTGGGGATTAGATCACATACATACGTACATGATAGGGAGGATGAGTGAGTGTGACACGGTAGTGTGACGAGTATACCCACCCAACTTGAATTGAACTCAACGGTTGAACTCAACCTAGTTGGAACCCGATACCCGTAATTCAAGGGGGGTAGGTATAACTCATCTCAACCACACACATTGTAGATATAGTTTTGTAATGCAACACTCTCTTATGGAACAATTGCCCTGTTTATTTGTATAATTAGGCATGGGTAAACGCAGGATATTTGAAGTATTTAATATGAGCACTGGAATGTGGGAGAGTCACATGATAGATGAGGACAGCTTTCACGAGGGTATGAAGCAGCTCAATGAAGAAACTCAAGTATTAGACGCTGAAATACAGATTATCAATAAGATAATAGAACAGCAACTAAATAAAAGGCCACCTCAACCAATTGAGAGTAGGGATTAACACTATAGTATATACACTATTGTGTATTTACTCTTTTCCTAGTATATTATATAAACACTATAGAGTATACACTAGGGTATTACTCTAAGGGTTATACTAGTAAGGGAGTTAAAATGAAAAAAAGAGGATTCATTGTTTTGCTATTAGCTTTTATATTAAGCTATAGCTGCACAATCGAAGAAGTAATCACACAAGTAGGTACGGATACTCTGTATGTATACCAGACAGATACCGTATACACAACCTATAATGATACCATATATGATGTTTATGTAGATACTGTATATGATGAACGTGTGGGAGATACTGTATATGTGGTAGTAATTGATACTTTGTATCAGATTGATACAGTATATGTAGGTCAGACCTACGAAGATAGTACGTTATACGATGTATACGTAGAGACAGGGAATGTACCACCAAATTGTAGCCAGATATTGACGATAAGTCAAACGACTACTGATAATGTGTTATATTCTCAGGAATATATGTGTCCTTATACAATTCAAGGGAATATAGACCAGATTCCAGCGGGATATTACATATTAAAGTCATGGTATGTTAATAGTGCTGGTAATATGATCAGTACTCAATTATATCAGTTCGATATAATCGGAGATATGTATATTCTAGTAGATGGAGACTACATAACACTGTTATCTGGTGATTGATGGATACATTAAAAAGAAAAGTTAAGGGTGTAAATAAAGTATATAATATTTACACCGAAGAGGAAGCGGAATCCGAAGGATTACCGTATTTGCACTGGAAACAGGCAAGAGAGGGAGATTATGCCGCTACTGATGACGGATATGTTGGTCTATGTATCGGCAGAAAGGACTATACCGACAAAAATGGTCGGGTAAAGACCTTTGTAAGGCTGTGTCATGGCGCAAATTGGGCTGGAAATACTAATCGTATAGAATATATGGTTAATAAAACCTTCGGTAGCTATTCACAGGCTAACCCGAAGTCATGGCAAGATCGTGAAGCCCGAAGAACACGTACCAAGAACCTAGTAAATGCCTATGTTGGACAAGCCCTTTCAAGTGAAGGGTTTAATTACAAACAATTGGGTAATATTTACCGCCCTGACCAGCAAGAGCCGTCTGCGACGGTTAAAAGGGTACTGAAACAGGAGTTTATCAGAGATATGATAGAGAAGAAACTAAAAGAAATTATGGAAGAGAAAGGTATCAGCAAATCCTCGGTAGTTGACACCATGCTAGAAGCAATAGAGATTGCACGTCATAAACAAGATGTAACCAATATGCTAAAAGCATGCGATTATTTTATGGAGCTACTGGAAATGAAACCTTCTAAAAGGATTACAACGGATACACTACAGTTAGACGTATCAAGTAGCATAGCGGATGCAATAGAATCAGAGGAGAAGTCTTTGCTGATGCAGCGGAAAGAAGAAGTCAATGAATCAAAAGAATCAAGTCAGCCCTGAAGATCAATATCTGGGTGTCGATCCTCACAATATTATCCGAATGCAAATAGAAATCGCTATTGAGGCTTTGGTCGATATAGCTAATAGTAATTCCATGTCTAGCGAATCAATGAAGAAGACAGCATATGATGCTATTCACGAATTAGAGTTGATAGATATTATGTATACTTATGGATTCAAAGACTGAAAATTTAAAAAAAATAAAAGAAAATCTGGTGTTGTTCGGAAAAGTATGTATGCCGAATATGTTTTCATCTACTTCACCACCATTTCACTATGAGATATCAAAGAGGCTTATGGATGAAGAAATTAAACAGATAAACATTGTCGCTCCCCGTGGGCACGCAAAGTCCTCTATCGTCGGTGGTGTTTTTCCTCTTTACCACCTCATGTTCCACGGGGGGCAAAAATTAATTGTACTAGTATCAAGAACACAAGACCATGCTATTAAATTATTGGGTACTATAAAAGATTGTCTGGATTATTCCAGCAATTTTAGAAGCCTGTTTGGATATTGGGGACAATATTCAGCCAAGCAATGGTCTAAATCAGAGATTGAACTAAAAGATGGTTCGATGGTCATATGTAAAGGTACTGGACAACAGCTTCGTGGTATAAAGAAAGGCAATCAAAGACCCACCCTTATTATAGTAGACGATCCAGAGGATGAAAACAATACCAAGACATCTGAAGCTATGGAAGCAAACTTACGCTGGCTGTTGCAGAGTGCCCTCCCATCCCTAGACCCGCAGCGTGGCCGTATAGCGGTCATTGGTACTCCGCAGCACCAGCGTTGTCTCGTTGAGACATTAAAAGAGATGACTGGCTGGGAAAATATGCATTTCGCTCCCAGCATTAAAGAAAACATATCATTATGGGAAGATTGGCATCCAATAGAGAAACTAATAAAGAAAAAGGAAGAACTTGAGTCTATAAACCGAGTTTCAGTGTTTTATAGAGAATATCTATGTCAAATTATTGGAGATGAGGATCAATTGTTCCAAGAAAAGTATTTTCAGTATTATGATGGTAAATTAGTACATGGGGAAGGTGAAGAAGCATTTATTCAGTTTAAAAGTATAAATGGAAAAGATACAGACCTTCTTTTACCAGTAAATGTATTTATGGGGGTAGACCCTGCATCCTCAACCCGAAAAACAGCAGATTATAGCACTATAGTTGCAGTTGCGGTTGATAATGAAAATAACAGGTACATCCTCCCTTACTACCGTAAAAGGGCTACTCCCATGAATCTTGCTAACCAGATTATAGAACATTTCAAGATAATGAAGCCTTCTAAGGTGCGTATAGAGTCAGTTGGCTATCAGGAAATGCTGCGGGAGTATATAAGGGAACGCTGTGATCAAGAGAACATGTTTATTGCTGGTCTCGAGATAAAAGAGAGACCTAGGACAAGTAAGTCTGCTAGGCTGGAAACTATGGAACCATATTTCGCTCAAAACAAAGTATATATGCTTGAAAGTATGGAAGAAATAAGAGATGAGTTATTATTGTATCCAAGAGCTAAACATGATGACTTATTAGACGGGCTATACTATGCTATGAAGAATACCTATACACCAGCACACGAAACTGGTGATATGAAAATAAAAGAGAAACAATATATAAGAGATGAAACTTTTGATTGGATGATTGCTTAAAGTATAATTAATTTATAGGGAACAATAATGACCTCGATTTCGTATAAGCTGATGTTGCAACGCATTTTTCCACATGCCAGAGATACATCCAGAAGTAAGACTTACTCAAGACTTATTCTCTAACTATAGTTCTGCACGCTCAGACTGGGCTAGTCAGGCAGCTGAGGATGCAGAATTTCGGGCAGGGAAACAATGGTCAGATAAGCAGGTAAAGTCATTACGTGCTAGAGCACAAGAACCTTTAGTTGTAAATGTGATCCATCCAGCAGTAGAGCAAGCAAAAGCTATGCTTACTGCTAACTCGCCAAGATTTCAATCTACTGGACGAGATACTTCAGATACAAAAGTAGGCAGGATATTCTCAGACCTAATGTCATGGGTATGGGATATATCGAATGGTAATACTGAATTAAAACAATGTATTGATGATTACTATGTAAAGGGTATGGGAGTTATGGTTTCATATATATCACCAGATTCTGATTTTGGTAAAGGTGAAGTATATGTTAAATCAATTGACCCATTCTCAGTCTATTTCGACGCTGACTCACAAGACCCATTCTGTAGGGACGCTAGTAATATTATAATAGCAAAGCGTATGACAGAAAAAGAATTAATTCTAATATATCCAGAATTTGAGGAAAACATCAGGCAATCCTCAGAAACAAGTCATATAAGTTCAGTCGATGAGAATCGTTTTGGTATAATGAAAGAGGATGTTCTTCCTAAAGCTAGAAAGAATGAAATGCTCGATGTTGATCTTGAACGTGAACTGGAAGTATTTGAGAGATATACCAAAGTAAAAGTACCATATTATAGAATATTCGATCCATTGTCGAATGAAGAAAAGATTATAGACGATCCTCAATACGCAGAATACAGAGAAGAACCAGCAATTATACTAACTGTTTCTGGCGGAGAACAGCAGATATTTACCGATAAACTGAATGTATCTAAGTTTATGCAGATACATGATGATATTGGAAAAGTATATCATTTAGAGGTTGATCCTCTCACTGGACAACCCACACCAGTAGCTGGCCGTGAGAATGAAAATTCAATACCAAATAGCTACACTGCTATTGATCCCATCACCAAAGGTGAACTTATTGACAATGAAAAAATCATGGTTAATAAGGTAATGGCTACCAACATAAAACAATGTATCTCAGTTGGTGATGAATATCTGTATTCTGTGGTATTGCCTATAGAAGATTATCCAGTTGTTCCTTTTATGAATAATCACAACAGGAATCCTTATCCCATTAGTGATGTAAGAACTGTACGTGGTCTACAGGAATATATTAATAAGCTGCGTTCACTTATTGTTGCTCATGCAAGTAGTTCTACTAATGTTAAGCTTCTTATTCCACGTGGATCGATGAATAAAAAGCAATTAGAAGAAGAGTGGGGACGTGCAGGTACAGCTGTAATTGAGTTTGATCCAGAGCTTGGGCAACCAATTGTAGCAGGGCCAGTACCCCTTCCAAATGAATTATATAAAAATGAAGCAGATGCGAAATCTGATATTGAACGAATACTTGGTATTTATACATTTATGCAGGGGGATGTTGGTTCAGCCCCACAAACATTTAAAGGAACTGTTGCTCTTGACGAATATGGTCAAAGACGCATCAAGTCCAAGAAGGATGATATAGAATATTCGCTAAACCAACTAGCTAAATCAGTTGTTGGTCTAATGCAGTATGTATATACATCTGAGAAAATTGTAAGGTTAATACAACCTAACAATAAACCGTTAGAAATAAAAATTAATCAAAATCTTTATGATGATGTCAGTGGACATCTGATTGAAAAAGTAAACGATATATCTGTAGGTAAATATGATATTATCGTCGTTTCTGGCTCAACTCTACCATCTAACCGATGGGCTAGGTTTGAATACTATATGGAGCTCTTTAAGAGTGGTCTCATTGATCAAATTGAAGTTTTAAAACAAACTGACGTTGCTGATATGGAAGGCGTACTTGAAAGAGCTGGACAAATGCAGAAACTCATGCAGCAGGTTCAGCAGCAGGAAGATCAGATCAAAAAATTAAAAGGCGATCTGCAAACTGCACAGCGTGAATCTGTCCATGACAGGAAGAGAGTTGAAGTTAAGGAATTTGAAAAGAAACTGGCTAAGGCAGAAGCAAAGGCTGAAATGGCTACACAGCTGTACAAGTCGAGAGCATCTGATGAACTTGCTAAACTTAAAGAAGAAGTTAAGGAAGTAACAAAGTCAGTTGACAAACAAGTAGGCTTAAAAGAATAACAGCGGTTGCTGAAATAACCAAATCGCAAGGAGTGAATAATGGCTGAAACACAAAGTGCAGCAATAGAACCTGATAAAACACCGTATGGTTACGAGGTGGAACAAGCAGGTATCCCTTTAATGGATGCCGAAACACCTGCAGGAGATGCAATGAAACCAGAGAGTTTCGATGTAGACGTAAGCCAACCGATGATCAGTGAAACGCCTGTAGAAGGACAACAGGCTGAGAGCACACAAAGTCCTGAAGAACATCCTGCAAAAGAAGACTCGAGTAGGTTTGAGTATTGGCAAAGTCAGGCAGACAAGGTAAAGAGCGAACTATCGAATGCACAGCAAGAACTTGATTATTTTAAAAGTTTAGCACAGCAGCAGCAGTCAACGGTCTCCAGCGGACAACCTAATGGACAACCCCAGCAACAAGCGGGAGTTCAAGAGGATTCGTTGAAGCAACCCGTCAAACCAACAAAACCAGTCAACTACAGCGAAGTCGATGCGTATAACGATCCTGAGAGTACATCTTTCAAATATCGTTTAGAGAAGGAGAGATATCAAGACGATTACATGGGTTATCTTGAAGAAAAGGACGAAAACAGAGAAAAGCAGATGCGCGCTCAATATGAGTATGCATATGCTCAACAACAAACAGCAATGGTGCAAAACAATGCTATGTCACATGCTATTAATGGATATGGCTTTGATCAAACCAAAGCTAGTGATTTCGTCAATTGGGCAAGTAATCCCAATAATGTCACAGTTGATCATCTTTTGAAACTCTATATGATGAAGGATGCGCCCGACGCAAGGGTAGAGCAGAAAAAACAGGAAATGAAAAAATCTCAAGAGGTTTTGTCAATGCCAAGATCAGCAGCAGTTGAGACTGGTACATCTGAAGCGCCTCAAAGCGATGAAGACCTGTTTAATCAAGGCTTGCTCTCTTTAAAACGATAAAAAGGAGTAAATCATGGCTGCAACTGAAAAGTTATTAAAAGCCTCTGGTGTACTATATACTGATCGACGAAATTTTTACGTTGCCCCCCAAGTTGTAAAAGAACTTTGGACTGACGTAGCACCGTTTACTACGGTGGTTTCTAATAGAGAGCAGCGTAAAGTACCCGACCCGATTTTCAAAATGTTTGAACATCGGAATCCGTGGCATAAGCAGTATTTCCTAAATAATAGTGATACTGATAACCTTGACTCGGACAATGTTACCAATACAACTGTAACTGTAGATGGTGCAAGCAATTGTAACATTGATGACAGTCTAGTTGGTGCAATCTGCGAAGTATGGACAACTAGTTATGGCTCTAAGAAAGCCATTGTAAGAGTTGATTCTGTGACGAATTCAACAACTATTATTGTCAATACATTGTGGACAAGTACTGGTAGTGATATTGCTATGGTTGATAATGATATTTTTGAAATTATTGGCAATGCACAGGGTGAAGGTACAGACTCACCAGAAGCGTGGGCCGATGAACTAAGTGTCGTTTGGAATTCTTGTCAGATTTTCAAAACGCCATTACAGGTCACTGGCACATTGCTTGCTGCATCATTGCGTGGCGAATCTTCTGAGCTTGCACGTTTACGTGCTCAGAAGGCACAAGAGCATAAAATGCAGAAGGAAAAAGCGTTCTTGTTTGGACATAGAGTTGGTGGAACAGGTCTTGAAATTCAAGGCGGTGACTCCAGCTCTGAATCATTTGCTGATGGCGGAGTAGCCGACGCAGATGGTAATCTTGTAAGAACATGCTACGGCATTTTGAAAGCTATAGAAGACTATGGCGATTCAAGTGGTGACGATCAAAGTGTATTCTCTATAACTGAAGCAAGTTATTCATATGGAGACTTTGTTGATGATATGGAGAAAGTATTCCAGTATGTACCAGAATCTGGCGTTAAGCGAGCTTTCTGTGGTTCTGGAGCACTTAGTTACTGGTCTAAAATGGCTGGTAGCAGCGGTATGGCTGGTAATTCTGGCTGGACTGTTGACCTAAGTGATATGAAACGTGATTCGCTTGGTTTTAATTATAAACTTCTTGAGACACCTCATGGAGTGTTACAATTAATTCCAACCCCCGCATTGCGTGGTACTTCTTACGGTAAGAAAATGCTTGTCGTAAGTGATGAGAACCTGTTTCATGCTCAATACCGTTCACCAATGTATCAGACTAATATTAAAACTGATAATGCGTTTGACGCAGTAAAGGATCAGTATTTTTCTGATGAAGGTGTTGGTATACAGCTGATTGAAAGTCATAAACTGTTTTCAATTAGTTAAGGAGGTCAATTATGGCTAGACCTTATTTAGGTGGTTCAAGCGCTTCTGTTGAAAGTAAAACAGCAGCTTATAGTATAGTTCCCGCAGATAATGGTAAAGCGTTTGTTTTATCTGGTTCTGCAATAACACTTACACTTCCTACTATAGCAAATGCTTACAAAGGATTTTCCTGTAAAGTTATTTCAGGAGATGATAGTGAGCATGTTATAAGTGGTGGTGCAAGTAAAATATACTATCATGGCAGCTATGGAACAGATCATGCAACAAATACTGGTAGAGACATACACGAAACAGTATCATCGCTTACATTAAATGCTGGCGCAATTAATGATACGATTGATATTTTTTGTGATGGAAGTAACTGGTATTGCAATGGTTCAACAAAAGCCACTGTCGACGCAAGTTAACGAAAACTAACTCGAGGGGAGAGTAACGTCTCCCCTCGGATTGGGATACTATGACACAAAAACAGTTAATAGAAACAGTCCAACAGCACCATCCAGAGCTGGGAGAAACGCAAATACGTATTTTCCTTAATAAAGCACTGGATGAGTTTTGCAGAAGGACAAGAATTTTAACAACAGCCTATACATTCAGTACAGTAGCTGACCAACGCTACTATGCTCTTGATGACGCTATACTGGAAGTTCTTTCAGTTGATTTTGACGGATATGATATATACAGGCTGTCTGGGAGACCAGAGGTTAGGGATTTAACATAATGGCATATAGCAGAACAAAGGACGAAGTTTACTGGATAGAACGTGATGGCATAGCTATTGCAACACAGAATGTAACTGGTAATAGTCCAGCATCAGAGTTTACTGGCCCCACGGGCAGCAAGACAGTAACTATATTTGCTGTAAAGAATGATGAGAATTTTATAGCTGGTACTAGTGGAACTGGAATAGATATGACTGAATCATCCGCAATACCAGATGAGTTTCATGATGCACTGGCTCAGTATGCAATTATGAAAGGTTATGAAACCAAACCTGAAGCCATACAAATGGCTGGTTATTTTAGACAACAGTGGGAGATGTGTATTCGTGAAGGCAAGAAATACGCAAATACAGGCAGAGATGGTGCTGCCATAAACATTAAAGGATATGATTATTAATGGATGAAGTTAGTACACATACTTCAATGTCAGATTCTGCGGAATATTTTGTAGATGCTGGTGGTAGAAGTTGGGATCAAATTACTGCAAGTTGGGAAGATATTGTTATGGACTTTAGAATACCAATCGTATTTACGGAGGTGACAATTTCCTAATGGCAGATTTTAAAACACAAGTAGAAGACCTTATCGGCAGCGTTGGAGACGATGCTCTTATTACTCAATCACTTATAGATATAGGTGGTGAGATAATTCGTGCTATTCCAAATAGTGCACTATTGTCATCAGCTTTAGCTGTAGCGGTTTCATCTAGCGGTTTAAGCGTAGCAGATAAAAGAGTTTTAGCAGTAGATAAAGATGATCTTCCAGTTAGAAAAATTCCAGCAAATCAGAAAGCAAGATATAATGACACTGCTTCTATTTATGCAGCTACCGATACAAATCCAGTTTATTATGTAGAGGCTGAAACAATTTATTTAAATGGCGCAGCTGGAAGCGGCTCCACAGCTGGAGTAATGCATTATGTACCAAAACTACCAACACATAATGGTAGTGCCCTTATATCAAATGGAAGTGATGCAGTAGCCAATTTTCCACTGGAAGCAGAACATTTACTTATACTTGGAAGCGCAGTAAGCTGATTACAAAGATTGATGGCAGATAAATCTTCTAGTCTATCTGATCTTTCTATATCATCAGTTGCCCCTGTACCTCCAGAATCACCAAGTTTTACAAGCCCAGATATATCATCTACTACAATAAATAATTTAGGTGTTCCACCAATTTATACAGCACCAACAACAACAATAAGCGGAATAGCGTGGGCAACTGAATATCCGACTCAAGGAAGCTCTATCACAACTGCGCTTGGATTATTAAAGGACGCTGTAGATCAAGCTGAAACAGCCGCAGATAAATTTGAGTCAGCTGATGAATCTGTATTTGGAGATGAAGATACATTCACAACTACAAATTCTCAACTGACAAGAGTTAAGGATGCGCTAGATAAAGTATCTGCATTAATTGAATCTAATAAACCTGCGTCTAGTTATGATGCACACGACTTATTGCAAGCAGAAGATTTAGAATTATTACAAGGAAATTTAGCCATAGTACAGGCAGAGCTTCAAAGAGCACAAGCTCATATAGGAGAATGGGTAGCTATTGGCGATATGAGAGTAAAAGAAATTAATGCAGCTCTCGCTGAAGCATCTGGATATGCAAATGAAATTCAAACTAGACTATCAGCTACTCCATTAAAAATATCTGAGTTTCAATCTAAGGTTCAAGATTCATTAAATGAATTCAATGAAGCAAATGTTCAGTACCAAGCAAAACTGCAAGAAGCTATACAGCAAGCACAGCTAAGTGCAAGAGAAGCAGAGCAAGAAGCCAATCTTAAGCTTCAAAAAGAGCAGGGTGAATATTCTTCTAAACTACAAAAATTTCAAAACGAACTAAGTGAGTATCAGGCTAATGTATCAAAAGAGGTTCAGGAATATACTCAAAACATGTCCCAGTACCAGTTGGACTATCAATGGAAACAGGGGCAGTATGCACAATTAAAAGCTGAATATAGCCAAGGCTTACAACTATTAATGGGGAGATAATTATGGCAAGTAGAGTAGACTTTGCAGTAAGCGCAACTCCAGTACATACACATACCACTGGAGAAGGTCAGGCTAACACTGATTCTATAGCTGCAGATGTTGGAAAAAGTTTAGGCGGAAATGGTAGTATAGCCCATACATGGGGTTCTACGGTAGGATATGGTTCAGGAAACGCAACGCTTGTAGCTGCAGGTACTAATTATGCAGTTGGACAAACAGCAGTAACACTTGGAACTTTTACAAGTGCTAACTTTGTCTTTATAAAGCATTCTGGATTTTTATCTAACGGAACAACTGTATCAGAAGTTGATGTAAAAATTACTATGGCAGCAACTATAGCAGATGCAACCACCGTAGCAGTATTGGGGCCGGGTGAAGCAATTATTTTACCATATGGGTCAGATACTGTAACACCAACTCTATGGGCTGCTGGTAATGGAGAAGCGGTTGGTGTAGAAGTTATGGGTGCTATAGCGTAATGAAAATTAATAAGGAGAAATAAAATGGGTATACGCAGTTATTCAACTAGCGAAGCTAACAATATACAGTTAGGACAGGCTGGAGCAGACTATGTTACTAATGCTACAGTTAATTCCGACACTTATATTGCAATACAAGCATTGAGTACTGATTGTGAAATCAGTGCAACATCAGCAGATACAGATGTTTGGGATAGTTTAAGCAGTATAACAGTGCTGAAAGGTCAAACAATTTACGGCAGATGGTCTTCTGTGACTGTTGCGTCAGGCGATTTCGCTATGGTATATCGGGGCTAAACAAAAAATATATAAGGTTTTATTATGGCAACTTTAACAGGTCAATCCATTGCATCCTCATATGAACAGTTATTACATGTTGATAATGATGGCGGTGGTAATGGTACTACACACGTATCAGTAAAAGACGGAGATAATGGAACCACTTTTAGTTTCACTATTGCTACTGATGCATTAATGATGACTAGTACCAATCGCCTAGAATTTGGCGATACTGGTACATATATAAATCAATCATCTGACGGTGTATTAAATATCACTTCTGATACTGAAGTTGAGATTAATGCAACTACTATAGATATTAATGGCGCTGTTGCAATGAGCGGTGCAATTACTGGTGGTACTAATATTACTATATCTGGAGAGCTTGATGCAGCTACGCTTGATATAAGCGGTAATACAGATATTGACGGAACTATAGACGTTGCTGGAGCATCTACTTTTGGCAGTACAATAACCGCTGGAAGCTTAGGAGCTGATACAGACAATACTGTAGTTGTTGTTAATAGTAGTGGGTTATTAAAAACAGACGAAATTGATTCTAGGGTCTGGGGTAGTACCTTAGTTGATACCGATGCATCAGGTGCTGATAATGAATTAGCAACTTGGTCTGATGCGAATACAATCATTGGAGAAGGAAATTTAACATTTGACGGTACAGATTTATTAATTGCTGGCGGAGGGAAAGCTGCGTTTAGAGATAATGGTGGAGAATATATATACTCTGTTAGTGACGGTACTTTAGGTATTGCAGCTGGTACTGAGATTGATTTAACAGCAACAAATATTGATATAAACGGAGCAGTCGATATATCTGGTAATCTTGTAGTTGGTGGTAATTTTACAGTAAACGGAACAACTACTACTATCAATTCTACCGTTATGCAGGTAGATGACAAAATGATTGAGCTGGCACATTCACCTAGCGGTTCAGAGGGTGATGATGCAGCAGTAGATGGTGGTGGTATTACTCTTAAATCCAGCGATAGTGATAAAACTATACTCTGGGAAAATGACGATAATTCATGGCACTTTAATCAAGGCCTAGTTATAGGTATTGATGATACTGGGGCGGATGTAAGAGTTTATAGTGCTACTACTAATGAAGGATTATTTTACGATTCATCAGAAGACGAGTTTGGTCTTTTACTTACAACCAAATTAAAGTTCCACGATATTGGAGGCGGTGAAGAAATATACGCTTCAGCTAATGGTCACTTAGAAATAAACGCTGGAACAACATTAGATATAACCGCTCCTACTGTTGATTTAAACTCTGCAACAGAATTTAATATAGATACTGCAGCTTATGATTTAAACGCAAGTGGTGCTGTAACAATAGATGGTGCTGTAGTTTCTATTGATGGAACCGATGATTCAAATTTTAAGGTTACTGGTTCAGGTAAAACCATTCAAATATGGGCAGCAGGAGGTGGAACACAACAAGTTCAACTTATTTCAGCTGGGACTGGTTCTGATGCTATTGAGCTAGACGCACAAGAGGGAGGTATTACATTTTCATTAGGTGGTGGAGCTGGTGATGATTTTATTGTTAATTCTACTACATTAGTTGTAGAAAGTGACAACAGTCGTGTGGGAATTGGCACAGCGTCACCGAACGTTACTCTCGACGTGAGTGGAGGATTTGGTGTATCTGGAGCAGCAAGCCTTGCTTCATCTTCTGGAGTTACTACAATAGGTTCAAGTAATCAACTGACTATATCAGCCGCTGGTGTATTAACAGTTAATAGCGCAACAGATGCTACTAATTCAACCAGTGGTTCTACAATTATAGATGGTGGAGTTGGTATAGCAAAAAAACTATTTGTTGGTACAGACTTAGATGTTGACGGAACTGCAAACTTAGACAATACAGATATTGATGGCACGTTCACACAAGATGCTGGAAATGTAGTATTCAATGAAGATAGTGGTGATTATGACTTCAGGGTAGAATCAGACGATAACGCCAATAT